GCCTGCTGGTTCTGACTTTTCTATTTCCTTGATTGTCCATTTCTTACCATCAACCGTTGGCCGGTCAGTCATTAGCGGCTCAACAGTGTTATCAAGAATTAACTTTCTGTCGCCTTGCTCGATTCTGCTGTCCATTTTTTCCGCCGTTGTATATTCGACAATCATTCCCTTCGGCCTAAAGTTTGTTATTGTGCCAGGCGTGACAACGCCCGTTATATTGTCAACAGATCTGCCCACCTCTCTGACAATAACAAACTCTTTGCCAAACTTCCCAAGTAGCTTGGCGGCTGTTCTTGCCATCTTGTTGTAAAAAGCATCTGACATAATTAACCCATTGTGATTGGAATGCCAAAGCCAGAACCCGAGCGCTGGAGTATTTGCCTTAATCGATTACTTAACGATTGGTATAAAAATGCAGGGGCGTCGCTTACCGCGTACTCTTCCTCAACCGCGCCTTCTACCTTTGACCTTTTAACAGCCACCGAGTCTGATTGCGGCGGGTTAAAAATATCTATGCCGTTTACTTGATCAAGCGCCAATGACATCTGGTAATCAATCGCTTGGGTTGGTATTTCTGTAGACAGCCAGCTATAAGACTGCAAAACCAAGTCTGTTCTTGGGTATGCTCCCGATTGATCTCTAACAGATAGAAGACCGGCAAGAGATCCCTCTATGCCATTAATAAAATCGAACGCTACAACCAGCTTATTGTCCGCCAGGTCGTCGTCTGCCACTGTATATCCACGCCTTAATGCCCACGCTATAAAGTCAGCCCTAGAAACATAAGAATCCGCGTTTGCGACAATAGAGCCGTTTTCTATAGTTAATGCCATTAATTATTCTCTCCAATAAAAAAGGGGCTGGCTATTGCCGCCCCCTTCTAGGTTTAACTTTGTTTTGCTGGCTATTTCTTGGTTCTTGTTTTTGGTTTATCTAAAGCGTCGTTCATTTTGTGGGCTTCGGCTTCAACCGTCTCTCCTACCTCTTTGCTTGTCTTGGGATCGGCAACAACAACGTCCGTTTCTTTAATATCCGTTTCGTTAATATCAACCAGCACGCCGTCTCGATCAATTGTAACCGTTTTTAATGTTCCAAATGACATATTAAAACCTCCTTACAGTTAATAAAAAATTCTTAGTGCATAGCCCTCGTTAAAAGGCTATGCGGCTAAAAACTCTTAGCGTAGGACTAGCCCAAGATAAGGGCTGTATGCTCAGGCTTGATGTTTTTAACGCCCCAAGCCAGTGATACTTCATAACGCACCTTGCGATAACCGAGGTACAATGCAAATTCCATTGTTAGCCCGCTGCGAGGATCAGTGATCAGCATACGGTCTGTGGCTTGGTCGCCCTCAGCCGGTAGCGCTGGCGCTCGTGAGGCAAGTACCAAAGCGTTTTCAGAAAATGCCATGTTGCGCGTACTGGTAGCCAAGACAGTGATTGCTTTGGTTGCGGCAGACATCGCAACACGCAAGCCTGGAGCCGCCAAAGTGATAGTTCCACCACCTGAAACGTCGGCGTCGCCTGACGCAACAACGTACTTGTTTGCGTCACCTGCGAAAGTAACAACATCACCAGCAAGTATTGTTCCAGTGCCAGCAGATGCCAGCGTTAGAACGGTTGCGCCCACGGCATAACCGGCATCATTGGTTGTAGCGCTTGCGCCTGTTCCCGCAACATGACTCTCGACGAATCCAGATTCACGTAAAGGCATGCCCGCGCGATCAACCAAAATGCCCTGAGACATGATTAGATCCGTACCGGCAGAATTCACAGCGCCCTGCTTGCCCAAAAGGGTAGCACCTGCCGTGGTATCCATAACGATACGAGCGTTAAAATCACCGCCGTTATCTTTTAGCACTTTACGTGCAAAAGTTGCGTCTGTGTAATCGTTGATTGTAGCAAAAGGAGTTGTTCCAGCCGTGCCGACTGCCCGGCTAAACGTAGACTGCAAACCACATAGATCCGCTTCCACTTCGTTGACAACGGCTCTAATCGCTTGCGCGATCTTTTGCGCTCGAACGCTGGGAAAACCCGGTCCGGTATTTAGGCCTTTTACCTGCTCGCCAATAAAGCCAAACTCAGCCGCGCGCGACTTAGTGATTACGATATCAGTATAGCCGGACGTCTGCCCAGTAGGTTCTGGAATGGTCATTGCCGGCGTAATGTCGCTTACGTTGCCCGCTGGCTCAACATCAACTCGAATGTTTTGGCCTACGGCCGCGCGTTCTGCCGAAGCGTTTCGTGTAACCGAAGGAATCATTCCAGTCATTTCTCTCGAAACAATGTCAAGCCCTTCGTAAATGTCCGGCACTAAGCCGGTTATAGTATTCTCAGCCATGTTAAATAGTCTCTGAAGGTTAAAAAATTGCGGATCAAGCCGCGTCGGTTAGTGTTCCACCATCTTTAAGATAGGCCGACCTGTCGCCCGCTCCCATCTCATCAAATTGGCTTCTTGTTATCACTTTACCTTCGGCCCCGCCTCCAGCGTTGTTAGTTCCATTGCCCCCGGCTTTGGACCCAACGATCAACGGAGCATATGCCGCGTTGGTCTTAAATTCTGTGGTTAGCTCTTCGACCGTTAAGGCTGAGGGCTTTCCGTCGACTCCCAGAACAACAGTTTTGGCTTGTCCCGTTTCATCGAACTCTGTTTTTAGTCGTCTGCCAATGGCATCGGCTAATATTCCTTGCGACCCTGCAATTGAAATACTTGCAGCTATCGATGTTGCCGTTGCTCCGGACGTAGCCGAATGCAATTGACCTGTAATACCTTCCAGCCTAAGCGCCTGTGCGTCGAACTTGCCTTGCCAAGATTTATTGATTGCGTCAATATCTCCAGACTTGTTGGCTGCCGCTAAATCTGCCGCGGCCTGTGTTGCCGCCGCTTTTTGTGTTGCGGCTTCCTCGGCTGCTTTTGCTGCCTTCTTTTCACCTAGCAAATCTGCCAGATTCTTTTTAAGGCCAGCAACGTCTTCTGTTTCTGGCATACCCTCAACGATTAACGTGAAGTCTTCGCCGGTTGCCTTGTACAGTGCTTTGTTGGCGTCGTCTAATGCTGCATGCTCTTCTTTGCTTACCTTATATTTCATAAACTACCCCTGGTAATTTTAGATTAATGCCGCCCAGCGACACGTTAGTGCGAATAATAAAACGATCAGTACAGTACTGTCAACCTTTTAAACTAAACGTTCTAATTTTGCCACCTGTGCATGAGTCACGCCTCATAGCATATTTAACGGCCTTCTTTGCGCTGCAACCAAGGTCCATGGCTGTTATTGCGTGTTCCTCCCCACTACCTATGGCGTGGGAGAATTTAAGCTCATATTTCTCAAAAGAGTCTTTGTCGTACTTAGCAAATTTATAAGCCTTGCCATGGTCTATAATTATCGCCTCGAAGTTACCTATAGCGCTCATGTCGCCAATTATATAAGCATCAATTATTGCGTCGCACTGGCCCATTTCACCGGCAGCAAACAAAACAAGCCCGTCCCTCTTGTACATTTTTAAACAAGAGTCGGTAATTATTTTGTCATCTTGAGTAACCCTAGAATCATACGAAACCTTTTTACTCTCGTAATCAAACACAATGGTTGTCATTAGCCAGCCCTTTTATATGGTTTTTTCTTACCCTTTTTCATATGCCCGCCCTTTCAAATGCCGTTGGTTCTAGCTTTTTCATTTCCGCTAAAGTCAATGGCTGGAATTGATTGTTTAAATTGAGCTCACCAAATCTCTTGGAAGATAATCCGCCCTCGTTCATTAGCTTTGCGCGTACCGGCCCAATGGCAGATTCTTGGAACCCTTTTGGCTGCTGTTTTAGCCATCCATAATAACTGTCTTTGGCGCTAATCGACTCAACGCCATTCGGACCCCTTGCGGATCTGGTTGCTCCCTCTCTCAGTGATTTGAACCGATCGTCCAAAACCGCAACAATGCTAGACCTGCAATTTATATGAATTGGCGGTCTTGGGCCTTTGCCTATGTCAAATGTCTTTCCATCCATTGACCGGCAAACCTGAGAAGTGCGCCCATCAAAAGTAGACGTCCATCTGACCTGTTTAACAATGTCCTTGTTTGCTTCCCATGTGGTTTCTCTTGCCTGTACTGCTGTATGTTGTAGCGCCGTTCTTACTACTGCGTTTAGGCTGTTACCAGTCCTTGCAATAATCCCGTTCTTGAATCCCTGACTTCTCGTTCCACGGATGGCTTGCAGCACTTGGTTTGTGGTTTGTCCCTCGTAGTACCCCGTCCGAATAGCCAATGAA